GATGCCAGCGATGCAGTCAAGCATATCTTTACCAGCAATCTGTTACGTCAGACTGCCCTGGATAGTTTACAAGGGCGTGGGCCCACACAAGTGTTCACCCCAGTATGTAGCCTGCCCGAAGTAGAAGCATTGATGTACAACTGGGGATTTTTTGAAACAAATATTCACTCAAAGAGTTACAGTCATATCATTCGTAATATCTACAACGTGCCTAAAGATGTTTTCAATACCATTCACGACACAACTGAAATTGTAGGCATGGCGTCAAGTGTGGGCCGGTATTATGATAAACTCCACGAACTCAATTGTTTCAAAGAGATTAATCCAAAAACAGTCAATGAGAAAGATCATATCAAGGCAATTTGGTTGGCACTACATGCCAGCTATGCACTAGAAGCATTCCGATTCATGGTGTCCTTTGCCACAAGTCTTGCCATGGTAGAGAACAAAATCTTCATTGGCAACGGCAACATCATTGGATTGATTCTACAAGACGAGTTGTTGCACAAAGGATGGACAGCATATCTTATCAACCAAGTTATCAAAGAAGACAGCCGTTTTGCTGCTGCCAAGGAGTCTTGTGAAGCAGAAGTATATGCTTTGTATCAGGATGTGATTCGTGAAGAAAAAGCCTGGGCTGATTACTTGTTTAAGATGGGGCCAGTGATTGGACTCAATGCTAACATCCTCAAAGACTTTGTGGATTACACAGCAGTTGGTGCTCTCAAAGATATCGGCATCAAGTATCAAGCAGTGGCACCACGTAGTACACCGATCCCTTGGTTCAACAAACATTCAGACACGTCGAAGAAACAAACTGCACTGCAAGAGAACGAATCTACTAACTATGTGATTGGTGTGATGAGTGAAGAATTAAATTATGATGCTTTGCCTTCATTATAAGTAGTTTGCAATGGAATACAAAACGTTTGATAAAGATCAATTTGAGAGAGAATTTTCAAAATCTCCAATCTATCAACAGTTGGCCAATGATTATCCAGTGTTGTATACTGAAGTCAATGATATCACTGAAGTAACAAGAGATTTTTCATATAAAGTTCCTAGAGCTATCCTTCAGGAGCAAGGAATATTTGTATGCAGCAGTTTTTACTACATTGAGATGCTGCTCGAAATCAATCCCAAAGTTATATTAGATGTAGGATGCGGTGATAACGTATTTAAAAAATATATTCCACAAATTGTAGGACTAGATCCCATGTGCGAAAACGCCGACATTCGCGAACAGTTCGATGATGCGTTTGTTGCAAAACATCAGGGAGAATATGATTGTGCAATGGCGTTACAATCCATACATCATGTTTCACTATTGGGATTAGTTGACCGCATAAATCAATTTGGCAAACTAATTAAATCAGGTGGTCGTGGATTTTTTTCTACTAACTTAGGTAGATTGATAAGCCGAACCGCACCGCATGAATTTGCTAAGATTTTTGATCTAAGCCAACCAGTGACTATTTTTGATTATTATTGTTATATCAAAAAAGAACTTGAGAAATTAGATTATCAAATCATTGCCGCAGATGTGTTACCAGTTTTTGAAAGACATTATCACAACTGCGCAGGGGCCGATTGGCCACCAATTGAAACTTATGCGGCAAGAGATTTTAAAGATGTGTCAGACATGATAAAAGACGAAATTTTATCTATCGACGATGTATACATCAAAGACATAGGAATCAATGACAGTTTGGATGGAAACATCAAAATAGTATTTGAAGTTTAAAGGAGAATACGATGACAGCCATAGTATGGTCAAAAGACAATTGTGCTTTCTGCGATCAAGCCAAAGCCTTATTGGAACAGCGTAACATCGCATATGAAGAACGGAAAATCGGGCATGGATTCAGTCGAGAAGACTTGTTAGAAGCAGTGCCCACAGCAAGAACAGTACCACAAATTTTTGTGAACAACAACTACATCGGCGGATTCACAGAACTGAGAAAATACATTGAAGAAACCGCTGGCGGATACGGAGATTAAATGGAAGAATACACAACCGATTGGGTTAGCAAATTCGGGATTCCTAATTTTAAATATGTCAAAGAGCAATATTCAGACATAGCTGACATATTAGAAATTGGTAGTTTTGAAGGACGTAGCGCATGTTGGATGTTGAAACACATGTTGAACGATACAGGAACTCTCACTTGCATTGATCCTTTTCCAAATGAACAGTTGAATCCTGGAGATGTAGTTGCTCGTAGACAAATTGATCCGTTTGATAATAGACCTTACACCCTCGATGATATCACATTTCAGAGATTCACTTCAAACATAAATCAAGCAAAGAATCCCAATCAGACTGTAACAGTTTTTCGAAAATTAAGTTATCATGCACTAGCAGAATTGATAGTGGCCGAAAAACAGTTTGATTTTATATATGTAGATGGTTGTCATAAAAGCAGCGCCACATTGACAGATGCTTGTATGTGTTTTGGACTATTAAAACCGCAAGGATTTATGTTGTTTGATGATTATCTACTTGCAAATAGGCCAAATGTATTAGACCGCGGAAAAATGGCCATTGATGCATTTATGAATACGTTTTCACCTAATTTAGAAATACACAAAGTAGGTTACCAGGTATTAGTACAAAAGAAAGTTTAAGATTATGTTAATAGACAAAGGCGTTAGCGCAGGCGAAGTAGTCACACTCAAGCTCACATCAGGTGAGGAATTGGTAGCAAGACTCAATGAGGAAACAGCTACACATTACAAACTGTCAAAACCCATGGTGATAGCCATGGGTGCCAAAGGACCAGGATTGATGCCATACTTGTTTACCGTGGCCCCAGACAAGGATATTAACTTGAACAAAAGCACAGTGACAGTTGCAGTAGCCAGCGACAAATCATTTGCTGACCAATACATGCAAAGCACTACCAGTATACATTTAGGCTAACGCAAGTTTTTGCTCCTATAAATACAATATGGGACATAGATTTGTAATCATGCGGCGTGATGAGATTGAAGTATACGATTGCTATGACGATATCCCAGATGATCTAGACCATGTGATAGAGTTTGTTCCGGAAATTCCTCCGGAGCCGCATACTCAACAGCAGCACGAAGAAATTGATTCTTGGCTAGATCTCTTTAATACTCTTATGGAGAAAGCGTATGCGACCAGTAGCGAGATTGGGTGATCAAGGAGTTCCACATTGCAGTGGATTTACTATTGCCCAAGGCAGTCCCACAGTATTTGTCAATTTAAAACCTGCTTCTAGACTAGGAGATCTCAGCACACCTCATCTACGCCCAGGTAAGCCATGCCCGCCGCATGTGGCACCAATTTCAAGTGGAAGCCCCACAGTGTTTGTTAACGGCAAGCCACTGGCAAGAGTTGGCGATGGACTTGCTGGTTGCACAGCAGTGGCCACTGGTAGCGCAACTGTATTTTCAGGATAAACAATGGCCATTGGTATTCTAACTCCTTTACAAATGATTGCCGGTGCTACACTGAGCAACAACGGTGGCATCGGAATTGCCAACACTTGGACTGCTGCTGTAAATTCCTACACTGGCACTACTTTACTCACACCGTTCTTTGCAGCGATAGCCAATTCAGCTGCTGCTAATATCAGTGCTAACACATTGATCAGTATGTCTACATTTTGCTCTGCTACAGTACCAGCATTGGCCGACAACACACCAGCAGCTTATCTTAATTTAGGAATTAATGTATATTCAGGATTCACTGGAGTGATCACTGCGAAAGGCAACAGCTATCTTGGCAGCGGTAATGTCACTGTGTTTGCACAGGTGTTTTCGGCAGCGCAAGGTTATGTGGGGGCGACCAACAACTACATCAACACCAGCATCAACAGCCAAACCTATCTAGGATCAACCTTTACAACAATGAATAGTTTGATTACCGGCAATCTCAGTGACGTAAATCTAGCCATGAGAGCATTTGGTACTGACCTAGCAGCATTAGGACAATTGATAGATCTTGACAATCTTGGTAATTTTGGATCACCGGCTGCATTGCTACGACGACTGGCCACATTGACCAATCTCACTCCCGGAGTGAGCAATGCGTTGATTCAAGCAGGAATTGATCAAGTTAATATTGACGACATTGCAAATCCAAATATCACAATCGATGACAACTTGCAGCGCCTGGCATATCAAGGCATGTTAACGGTCACAGG